TCTTAATTGAGGCGCATCACTGTACCATAGTGTGTACAGGCCCGCGTAACCGTCCCATAAAATCACTATTCAATATTAATAAATAATAAGGTGATTAAGTCTCGTGAGAGAGTTAATCTGTGAACTTTATGAGATTAGTGGTCCGCTATTATTGGAGAAATAGGAATTCTCTAAGGAGGCAGGTTTGGGTATAGAGCCGGTATTTTCCGGATATCATGTCCAAAGCGCATTCCCTTAGAAAGACCTATCATTCATAGATTGCATATATTGTGTTGTATCCTAACAACAAGTGTATAAAAGGACTACCATAATTATTTATATTAAACCAGCATGTTTATGCAGTTTAACATTCATAATTTTGGAATTCAGGTTCGTGTATGCCATATAGGCTACAGTTGAACTTAAATTCTCTTCAAGTGAAGGAGGGCGTTCTTTCACATGTTCTTCAAAAGTTTTGAAGAATCTCTGTGCTAATGCAGCTTCTGCATTTAAGATTCGCTCTGACTGTCTCTGTTCTAGCAAGGCTGGATCCGGTAATGAAATTACTTGGATCATATCTTTAACTGACCCACCTTCAATAATTGAAAGTGACTCAGCTAAGATTTTAAGTCTATTAGCTATAGCTTGCGCCAATGGCGATTCTATAATTAAGCTAGTTGGAGATGTCCACAAATCGTATGGATTTGCGAGAGCCTCGGCAAATTTATTAAAGTATGATCCGGAGAATAATCCGGTTTCATAATTTATTGCTTCTGCCGTCCCTTTCTGAATTAAAGCATTTGCGCTTGAGTACATTGTACCTAAGATCAATTGCCATAATTCATCTTCATTGTAGAGTGGTAGCTCATAGTTACCTGTATACATTCTTTTGATTTGCTCTATGATTGTTTGCGGATTCTCTGAATCCGTAAATTTTCTAAAAGCATGAAGCACATTAACTTTTAAGCTAAGGTGTTTTCGTTCTCGAGAATATATACCAACTCTCTTGTAGAGAGAAAGGATCAAATCCGGGATAGTAACAGCAACTCTTGAGTGTTGTCCTCTTTCATACAATGTGTAAATCATTTGATAAATCAAGTGATATTTACCCATTGAATCCATTAGACCTCTAAGTTGTATTCCTGTTATTTCTTTCCCTTCCATAAACCATCTTTTGGCGAACTCATACACAGTTTTACTTGTATGTGTTTTGTGTGGACTTGTGTCTACACCAAGCCGTTGCATTAACAATTTGTATGTTTCTGCAACTGCATCATTATATATTACTATATCATCTCCAAGAAGTATATACTCCTTAAAGTGACTAATATTATTTAATTTTGCAGCATAGGCTACCACTAAATGATGACAAATAGCGAAGGTACTCCATGAGCTATATGCTCCCATTGGTTGACCAGCTGTATATTTTACAGTTGATTTATCCCATGGCACATAAAACTCGTGGTCAACAAGGATTGACTTCCAAGCTCTGGCGAAATCTCTATTATATAGAGACTCTATCAGATTTTCTTGGATTTCAATTGGGAATCTATCTGTAGCGGCCGTAAGGTCGATACTATGATATGAATGCCCCTCTTGTTTGTTTGAAATAATAGGATCCTGTGTAAATGTTCTATCTTGAGATAATTTATTTCTCAATATAGTAAATTCTAAGTCATGGACTCCTTTTAAGGCTTCCTGACTCCAGAAATCAAAAATAGCGATTACCCTAGCTTTTGCTTCGGG